AAGGGATTAAACCCTTAAAGGCTCGGTTCTGGAAAACCGTTAATCGACTCTGTACCTGGGCACCTGTATTGCAGGGATAGCACTAGTACTCCGCTATATTTCTATAGAGGAGCTGCCATGATAGTACATCCAAACTCGCGTAAAGTTCGAAAGAGCAAACGCAAAGCGGTTTACAGCCCGTTCAAAACTGTACGGAGCCTCCTTCCACCATCTATTGAGATGATTTCAGGAATGGCTGTACATCACCTTACCGGCAGATATTTTAATATCGTCGATAGGTGGGTCAGAGCCGAGGGTAAACACCAAGCAGTCAAAAGACTGAAAAGTGTCTACGTCTTGGCTCTCCGATCATTAGCAAACGATCCGACAGAAATTCCTTGGATTAAAACGAACAAAAGGGGTTTCCCCTCTTCGTTTGATTTCTTGGAAAAGTTTTACTTTTCCCAAGGAAAGACTCCGCAAGCAATGCAAGCGGTTCTTTCAATCCTAGGATACTATCGGAACATCCTAGCGCCTGGTAAACCAGATCTGAGTCCAATTACGGACGCAGGACCTGACATACCAACTGACCTAATTGAGGAAATTATCAATCTGGGTTTTAACCCAGACTGGAAAATTGACCTCAAAAGGGCAGTTCCTGTCAAACTTGACTTGCGAAGTAAGGTTGGCCCAAACGGCCAGAGTACCGTTTGTGCCCTACAAGACCTTAAGGTTTTACCTGAAAACCTTGTAGAAAGCATACTTTACATTTTATCTAGGTCATCAGACCAAGATAACGTGAAAGGTACGCTCCCTCGACTCCGCAAAGCGGCGTCGGCGACAACAGGATACCATTCCCGTCTCTCTATTAAAAGAGAGAAGGGTGGTAAAGACAGAGTCTTTGCCATGGTAGACTATTGGACGCAGATTACGCTAAAACCCTTACACAAAGAGCTCGGTAAATTGTTAGATAAAATACCTAACGATTGTACCTTCGACCAGGGTAAAGGCTTAGGGCTTCTGAGGAAGTGGACCCAAAATGGGAACGCAACCTCAGTTGACCTATCCTCTGCCTCTGACCGTTTTCCAATGCAACTACAAGTAGCTGTAATGGAAAAGCTCATTGATAAGGAGTTTTCTCAAGCCTGGGAAACTCTCATGGTTGACAGACAGTTCACCTATAAGAATAAATTCTATAAGTGGGCCGTCGGCCAGCCACTCGGTGCTTACAGCAGTTGGCCGTCATTCGCCCTCTCTCATCACATAGTGATGAGAGCGGCTTACCGAAAAGCCGGGATTGATCCTAAGGATCAATACCTTCTTCTCGGAGACGACATGGCTGCAGTAAACAGCAAGGCACTCGTTTACTACTTAAGTTACCTTAGTAGCTTAGGAGTAGCGACATCCCCAACAAAGGGCCTGAATGGTTATTCTTGCGAATTTGCCAAACGGGTCTTTTATAAAGGATGTGAGGTCTCGCCAGTACCGGTGCCAATGTTAGATACTCTGACGAAGGATGTTTTCCTTCTGCCAGAATATTTAGCAAAGGTACAAGAGAGATCTTCAGATCTCCAGTCCAATCTCCGGGTGTCCGCGTTTCTAGGTCCAGTTATAAATATTCTTAACTGGGACAAAGAAACCGTGGCCATCTTGTCACAATATCCCCTGCCTCAAATGAGGCACATTCTAAATACCGAAGGCTCCCTTGAGGAAAGGGATGACCTACAAATGGTTACTTGGAATGGGAAGTCTCTCGAATTCGAGAAACTTTGGGAGATATTTCAGCAAGTAAAATATAAATACATGCTGCGACAAGTTGACAATCTTACTAAAGACGCAAGAGCTAAGCTCAACGTCATTAATAAGTTGGAGTTGCCAGCGACACCAGCTGGAATCCGAAGGCAGCACCCCCTTTACTACGCGTACGGAAACTACTTCGATGAAGTAGAAGACGCACGCGGAGAAGTGAGGGGGTTCCTTACTGCCAAGGATTGGACTGTTGAAGTACCCTCGGTGCACTTGACCAATCTCACTACCTTTCTGAAGGGTAGTGTTAAAGGAACAAGACACTCTGGGAAACTTCTCTTGGAAGTCTGGAAAGAAGTCCAAGAAGACAGTCCCAAAGCTAGGACCCAAACTATGGTCATGACCACAGTAACTTCCGAGGGGATTCGCTATACGGGTATTAAAATACCAATATAGAGAAA